TAGCATATTGTCCCATTGTTGTAAAGAGCAACGTCTAAAGTCAAAGTACACCCTGCAACCTTATCAACAAACCTATCAGAAAAATACTCGATATTTGCGCTTTCATCTACTAATTGCATTCCGTTATTGTGAAATGCACCTCTTCGGAATAATTCGTAAATCCTAATCGCTTGCTCATTCATTTGGTTTATAATATCGTCCTCATTATCGTGGGAGTAATACACGTGTGAACTTTCTTTTTTATTGTGATCTAATATATCCATTAAAATAAAAGACACGTTATAAACTATCGTACTGCTTTCTATTCTTGAATTGTTAATAGATATGTGGCATATTGGATAAAGTGAAACTTTTTGCAAGTCCACCTGGTCGATACCTCCCTTTGTTATCGTATTTATAAATGGTTCTACTTCTAAAATAGTCTTTAGTTTATCTATTAGCGTGTAATATCCTGTCATTTTCTTGCTGTATTATTTTGTTTAAATCGTGTTTATAAGTCAATAGTGTAAGGCATCTGTGTAATCCTTGCCTTGTAACTTCGTCAAACTTTGTAATGTCTCCATTAGCGAGATCATAGATTGAGTGATACCATCCCCATTGTTTGCTAAATTGTCCTTTTGCGGTGTAGTCTGGAGTTCCCTCGTCTGTGCTTCCAAATAGTTTGGGATAGCCTTCAACAATTCGAGTCCTAAAGTCCAAAAAAAAACCTGTGCTGATAATGCAATATTTAAAGGAGTGTATTTTAAAACCTCTGTAAAGTCTTTTCCCCTGTCTTTTGATTCGATAGTATACAAATCTTTTTTACGTTCCTTAATCGGTCTGTAAAGTATAGATAACGCTTTATGCAACTTGTTTACGTCTGTAATGTTTGCTTCGATGTCCACATACTCCTCAAAACTTATTTCCTCCAGGTTTGGAATGAATCCAAACTCTATCCCCTCTATTGTGAATCTTTGAACGAATGATCTCGGCTCTTCAAATATCTTTTTAAAGTGTGACATCAACTCGTTTATAGTCGTGGCTTTCATGCTTACAATATTCGCTAAAGATACATTGCAAAATATCTCAATCATCTTTTGAGTGATGAAAGTTGCATCTTCATTTGTCGTTGCTATCGTGTTGTACTTCTGATATTGTTTAAGTGTAATTTCACTCAAATTATCAGGCACGTTTAATTCTATCTTCATAATATATTAACTATCTAATTCCTATTTTGTAGTTGCCATGATTTGGTTTAGCTAACTGATATGAAACCGCATATCTTAACGCATCAATAGCATGGTTGTACATATCAATTGGAGTTTCACTCTTTTTTTCTAACCAAGAATAATTATTTAACTCTTTAATCAAATCAACACTATCCTCACTAATTACTAAATCATAATCTTTTAGTAGTCTTATTCCATCGTTTACACTTCCAGCACCTTTAACACAATCAACTACAACTAAACCTTTACTTTTCATTTCTGCAATGGTTAATTTTTCGGCATGGTCTGCTACAATTAAACTTTTCTCACAAAACTTTTTATTCAGATCTACTATTTGAGTAGGTGTCAAATCTGATTTATAGTAGCAAAGTTCAATGTATATCTTTTTATTTGTTTTATCAATTGAAGTTTTGACTAATGTAGTAGGATCTACTGAACCAAAGTCTTGACCGAAAACAATAGTACCACAATTAACAAAGCTACCTATTGACCAATTATTAAATATTACACCCTCCGCTTTATCTAACCAACCTCCAAGAATTGTGTGTTTAAACTTATCAGGTCTTTCAACTTTCATTCGTTCAATCTGTGATAAATAAGATTGAGAAATATTTTCGATGTTATCTAAGTAGGTAGTGTGAATAAATGTAGTGTCATTCTTCTGAGTGTTCTCTCCTCCGTTAATTCCATTTTGTTCAAAGAACTTTCTATAAATGAAATGCTCTTTTGTTGTTGGGTTAAGTACAAGTATAACTCTATTGTGTTTAGTCTTTACACGTATTGAAAAATCAATCTTATCAAATGTATCTTCATCTTGTAGCTCTTCTGCTTCATCAAGTACCCATGTTGTAACACCTGACAAAGATTTTAAATTCGCTGTTTGATTTCCTGAACTTGTTTTGATACCCTTAAATAAAATTCTGCTTCCTGTATCTAAATTTATTATTTCATCTTTAGTAATATGAAATTTGTGTTCAAGATTTAGTATTTCAATCTTTTCTAAAAACTCAGGAATAATTGAAACTTGGGCAGAAGTTAATGTATAACGTGTAAATAAAATAACATGACCACTTTCAAAAGTTAATAGCAATAGAAATACATTAAGCGAAAAAGACTTACCGCTTCCCCTACCTCCTGTTACTACATAATACCGACTATTCTTTTCAAATAATGGTACGTATTTAGTCTTTAAATCTAACAAGCTTTGTGATGTCGAATTCATCAAAGTTTAAATTCTGATTTATTGTTTCTTTTGGTTTACCGCAAGCATATTCAATTATTATCTTTGCACTTGCAATACGATCGACTGGTCTTTTTGTTTCGTCAATCATTATTTCTGCTATTATTCTAAAAGCATCTTCTACGTGTGGACTTGCTAAACTGAAAGCTTTTACCTCATCTGCTTTTGGTTTACGTCCTGCACCTTCTCTTTTACCTCCGTGTGTGTTTTCCATGTTTGAAAGCTTTTGATTATTCAAGGGCTATATAGTACAAATACATGAATAGTATAGTCCATGATAGCATTAAAAATATTATAGCTGCTATATAATTCATTAGTTTAAAAAATATATTATTTCTATTCCACCAAAGTAGAATTCGTTTTCTATATAAATGTAGTTGTATATTTCTTTAATATTCATTATACAATCTCATTAATTGGTGTAATCTATCAGCTAAACAAGAACCGCAGGTAGTATATTCAACCTTTGTTTTCATTACTCGTGCATATATCTTGTTAATTGCATTTTGTTCTACTGGTGATATAGTAACAGGCTTTCTATCTTTATATGCGCTTAGAATCTCTAATTCGTTTTCGTTGAAGCATTCAGGCTTTTTATAAGGAAATAGTTTGTTAAGTGTTTCTTTTCGTTTATCGCATCCACAATCTAAACCAGTTATTTCTGAAACCTTATCTACAACGGATTTAATTCCTGTTGCTTCTGTAAACTTTTCGATTGAATCTCCAAGTCCTCTTGATTTTCTTCTTGCCATAATTTATTTTGTATTTGTTCTCTGCAGTGTTTTAAAGTTGCAAAGATAGTTTTTAATGATATGTTAGTATCTCGTGCTATGTCACGCATTGATAATTCAGTCGTGGTGTATAGTTGCCAAAGCATTAGATCAAACCAATGGAAGTCTTTTTTTGTTTCTTCCTCTGTATTATATACTTTTTCCCACTTTCGTTTTAGCTCCATATGATCTTCTTGAACTAAATCTCTGATTAAATCAATGTTTATGTGTTCTTTGTTGAGTCTATGATAATCAAAGTAAAGGTTTCGTAGTATTACCCAGCAATAAACTTTATTTGGCTGGTTGTTTTCTATTACCTTAACTACTTTGTTGTTATAAACTTTCATATAGAAATCTTGAACAATATCATCGTAATGTTCTGAATGACCAAAGGAACGTACAATACGTTTCCAATCTTCATCGTGTCTTGCTAAAATTTCTAAATGTGCGTTCACGTGTTAAATATAACAAAAAATCCCCACACCAATACGATGTGAGGATAAAACCATTAAAAGCATACAAATATACTAACTTATTTCTTTTAATTTGTTTTTATATGCTAAATGTGCTTCATATTCATCTGTAAAATATCCTAATATTATTGTTTTTTTATTAAAATAAATTTGAGCAACCCATTTATTATAATTTTTATTCCAGCTAACCCCTGTATATTTAGATGAACCTTTTTTATCTTTTGATAAATTTAATCTACTCGATATTATTTGTAAATTTTCAAGTCTATTATCTAACTTATTTGTGTTAATATGATCTACGACTAATTTATGACCATTTCGCGTGTGATTTAAAAAAGCCATTGCTACAAGTTGATGAACTCTTATAGTTTTACGTTTAAAATTTTTATTTATAGATACTTCTTCATATCCAAATTGGGTTACATTTTTTTTTAATATTTTACCTTTATGTTTACTTATAGTATTTTTACCGCTAAACCATTCTTTAGGTAAGCTATAAACTCTACCTAAATTACTAACTTGATACAATCCTTCATAGCCAGGAATATCTTTCCAAATTTCTTCTTGCATAATTTTACGTTTTTATTCACGTTATTAAAAAAGAATGGAGCAGGAACGTGAACCTTTTGCATAAGACCGCTAAATCTTAACTCCATTACAAATATACAAATTATCCTCCACAACTGAGGCATATATCACCATCTTCGTCGTCAATTTCTTCAATTGTCTTATTAGTTTCAAGTGATAATTGTTTTTTAAGCTCGTAAATTTGTGCTTGAGTTTCGCAATCGTCCAGCAATTCCCCTGTTAAAGTTGCTTTCAACTCTTCTATTTTATTTCTTATTTCTTGCTCTTCCATTATTCTTTTATAAATGATCCGTTAACTACTTTACCTCTTCTGTTTTTAATTACTTCATACGCTGATCGTGTGCAAGCCATTAATGATACATTTCTCATGTAAGATAATCCTAACAAAGTAATCATTACATCACCGAATGCGTCTATTTCCTCGTCACGTTTACCTTTGATTATAGCACTACTTAACTCTCCAAGCTCTTCCATTACTTTCATCATCTGTTTAGGTGAGTTTTCTTGTTTGATTAATTCTTTCTCATCAAACCACTTTCTGATGTTGTCGAATAGTTCACTACTTTCTTGAGTCTTTAGTTTCTCAATGTAGTTTACTGCATCCATCAGCTCTTCTTGTAGATGATTAAGAAAATTGTCAGTGTTATTTTCCGCCAAAGTTTTACCATATTTTTCTATTCCTATTTGTGAACGTTCACGAAACTTCT